CAGACAGCGGCAACCTGCGGCTCGGCGACACGGCGTACACCTATACCGGCATCAATCGCGGGTCAAAGCAGTTCACCGGCGTGTCGCCGGCGCTGTCCGGGGCCGGAGGGGCGGCCCTGTACCAGCCATACATCGACGGCGTGGCGAGCGGCGCCAGCATGACCAAGAGCTTCGTCTATGCCGCCGACTTCGACATCATCGCGCGGGTGCGCAAGAAGTCGATTCTGCCGTTCGAGAACACTGCCACCGTGACCAATGCCGGCGCGTCGATCAGCGCGATACGCACGGCTGACACGATCGCGGTGTAGTCATGTCGCTGACGTTCGACCACGCGACGAAGCTGATCGGCGTCCCGCAGGCCGACGCCCAGCCGTTGCTAATCCAGGCGCTCGTCAACGCGATCCGCGACGAGGAGGCGAGCGAGCGCGGCATCACCTACGATCAGATTCTGGACGCCTCCGGCAAGGCCGATCTCGGAGGCGGAGTGCTGACCGGGATCACGGCCGCCCTGCGCTCGACCTGGAAACTCAACTTCGCCGCTGGCGCGTATCAAGCCGCCGTCGACGGCGGAAACCTCGCGGACGGGCTGAGTCGGATCAACAACACAGGCTCGCCGCAGGTACTCCTGCGCTCGAGCGTGGCAACGACCATCACCAGCAGCTCGGGGGCCAATCCGCAGGACTGCGCCGATGCCGTGCTGGCCGATCTGGCGACGACAGGCGTGGACGTGCGCAAGGTCAACTCGGTGCCATTGGCCGGGGACGGGACTGACGGCAATCCGTGGCGGCCGGTGTGAGCGCTTGGCGCGCAAGCGCATGGCGATCAGGGGCGTGGCGGGCCGGCGCGTGGGCTGTTTCAGAAAGCGAAGCGCCGCAGGTCTTCGTCCTGCAAGGCGGATCCGGAGACAACAGCAAGCGCCGCCGGCTGAAGGCGCCGAGACAGAGCCGCCGCAAGCTCGCCGAGGAGATTGAGCGCGTCATCCCGCGCGCCGAGCCGGCGCCGATCGTCCTGCCGGAACCGGACGTCGACGCCATCATCCGCGAGCAGGTTGCGGCGTTCCTGCAAGCGCAGAGGACTGTGCCGGCGCCGAAAGCGCGGCGGATTGTCAACCGGACTGTCAACCAGGGCGCAGCACCGCCCGGCTGGGCCGCAGTTGCGTTCGGCGTGCCGGCGGTCATCGAGGACGTGACCCCGATCATCCTGGCGCGCAAGGAGCGCGAGGACGAGGAAGCGCTGCTCATGGCCGCCTACCACCACTTCTACCGCGAGGCGGCATGAACGATCCGCAGCACCAGCAATACCTTCAGCAGCTCATGGAGAGCGAGCGCACGCGGGACCTGATCCAGCAGATCGACACCGGGCTGGCGGTGCGCGAGTTCCTCGCGAGCGAGCTTGGCGCCAAGCTGGTCAAGGACGCCGAGGAGCAGCGCGCACTGCTCGTCGAGCAACTGCTCGAGGCCAACCCGACCGACACCCCGACCGTGATCTGGCTGCGCACCGAGATCAAGGCGATCGACTATTGGCAGCAGCGGTTTGCCCTCTACATCCAGTGCGGAGAGCAAGCCGAGGGCGACCTCGCGCGAGAGGACGCAGAAAAGCAGGACTGAACCACGCATCAACCACAAAGGCCCGCACCCCGCGGGCCTTTTTCTTTGGAGTGGCACCATGCCCAACGACGCTATCCAACCGGACGTGTCCGATCAGCAGGCAAACCAGCAGGCCGATCAGCAGAAGGAAGAACAGCAGAAGCAGGAACAGCAGGAGCGCAGCAAGGAGGAGTTCGTCTCGCGCGAAGACATGATGGCCCGCCTCGTCGCGTCGCGCAGAGATGCGCGTGCGGCGGAGGAGGGGCTTTCCGTCGACCAGGACGACACGTCTGCAACGGACGCGGCCGCCCAGGCGGCGAGGCAACAGGCAGAGGAAACCATCCTCTCCGACGAAGACCTGTCGCGCATGAAGGTGCGCGTCAAGGTCAACGGCGTGGAGGCGCTGGTCCCGCTCGATCAACTGCGCGCAACCGCGCAGAAGACGGAAGCGGCAGACCGCTATCTCGAAGAGGCCAGGACGACACTGGCAGAAGCGAAAGCGCTTCGCGAAGCGCAACCAGCAGCACCAGCAGCACCCGCCCCGAGCGACGACGCTCAAGGTTCCGAGCAGGACGTCGCGACCATGTTCACGGAGGCGCTGTTTCAAGGTGACGAGGAGAAGGCGAAAGAGGCGTTTCGCAGGGCGATCAAACCAATCGCCCCCCCAGAAGTCGATGCGACGCAAATAGCCAACCAAGTCAGGCGGCAGCTCGCGCTCGACCGCGCATTGGACCAATTCAAGGCGGACTACTCCGAAATTGCAACCGATACCCACCTTGCGACGGTGGCCGACAAGTTCGTTTTCGACATCGTCGGAGGGCGGCCATTGAGCCAGATCCCGGTCGATCAGATCGAAGGCGTCTTCAAGGAGGCCGGCGCTCGCACAAGGCAGTGGATTCGGGACAAGGCCGGCGTGTCTGGCAATGAAGCGGCCCCAACCGCGGCGCGAGACGAGCGACTTGCGCGCAAAGCAACGATCGACAACCTCCCGGCAGCCTCGGCTCGGTCGACATCGGTCGAACCGCCGCCTCGAACGACATCATCTGTCATCGAGGAAATGAGGAGGGCCAGGGGGCAAGCATAACCCCCCCTCTTTTCGCAGGAGAAACATCATGGCTGGTCAACTCTGGGCAACCGCCACGCTCGGCGGTTACATGTACAGCGACTCACTGTCCGACGTCCTTCGGATGGCGCTGCAACCGCTCCTGAAGTTCCGGCAGTTCGCGGACATCAAGGATGCGGCTGTGCAAGGCAAGCACAAGGGCGACACTTTCCATTGGAACGTGTTTTCGGACGTGGCAAACCAGGGCACTACTCTGGCGGAGACGTCGACGATGCCCGAAACGAACTTCACGATCACGCAAGGCACCATGACGATCGGCGAGTTCGGCAACAGTGTGCCGTTCACCGAGAAGCTGGACGATCTGTCGAAGCAGTCTGTCCTCGACATCATAGACAAGGTTCTCAAGAACGACGCCAAGAAGGCGCTCGACTTCGCTGCCTATGCGCAGTTCAACGCGACGCAGCTCCGCGCCATCGCCACCGGCGGGACCTCGACCAACAGCATCACGCTGTACACCAACGGCACGGTCACAGGCACCAACAACGTGGCGCTGGGCAAGGAGCACGTCAAGGTCATCGTCGACACGATGAAGGAGCGGAACATCCCGCCCTATCGTGGCGACGACTACATCTGCATCGCGCATCCGACGACGCTGCGGCAGCTCAAGAACGATCTCGAAACCATCCACCAGTACGTCGATCAGGGCTTCCGCATGATCCTGAACGGCGAGATGGGACGGTACGAGGGCGTGCGCTTCATCGAGCAGAACAACGTCGCGAAGATGGCATTCACCAACGGCAAATCGAACTGGGCCTACTTTCTCGGCCAGGACACGGTTGCCGAGGGGATCGCAATTCCCGAGGAAATGCGCGGGAAGATCCCCGTCGACTACGGCAGGTCGCGTGGCGTGGCGTGGTACTACGTGGGTAAAGACAACTGCCCCTTCGCGGCGGAAGCTGCGAATGATAACTTCGTGAACTCGGGGGAACTCCTCGCGGCCTAAGCCACCGCAGGACAATCCTGATCTAAGCCTGCGTCAGCAGGAAAGAGCAACGACCATCACCGACAGGTGAGTAGGGCCAAGCGGCCCGAAGTGCGAAGCGCCCAAGAGGGCGATGATATGGTCTGATCTGCATGGCAACATACAGCAGCATGGTATTATCGGATTCACACAGGGACGAGTGAACCGTGATTACCAAAACGCTGATAGATCGCTTCAACGCGAAGTACCAAGTCGATACCGCGACTGGCTGTTGGCTGTGGATAGCATCAACGGCTGGAGCGGGGTACGGGCAGATCAAACTGCCAGGACAGCGCAAGCAGATTTACGCGCATCGGCTTTCATACCTCTACCACAAGGGAGAGATCCCGGACGGACAGGAGGTGTGCCATTCCTGTGACACCCCGCGCTGCGTGAACCCCGACCACTTGTTTCTTGGGACGTCCGGTGACAACCACATGGACATGAAGGCCAAGGACAGGCACACCAGGGGCGAGCGCAACAATCAACACAAGCTGACAGAGCGCGAGGTCGAGCAGATGTTCGACATGGCCCAGGCGGGCCTGTCGACACACAGGATCGCCAAAGCGTTCGGCATCGGACAGATGTCGGCGTGGAGGATTCTGAATGGCAAGCGTTGGGAGCACGTCTATTTGCGGCGGCGCGGGAGTAGCGGCCCCGCGTGAACACTCAATGGGTTTCGGCATCGTCCACACCAGCGCCGCGCAGTCGCGCATCGTGAAGTGGGACTCGGCGGCTTGATCTAGCCGCGGCGATCCAGCAATCGAAGTGAATGAGGGGGGCTTCTGCCCCCCTCTCTTTTTCAGGAGAGCGCAATGCGACAAGTGCCACCCAACCCGCAAGACAACCAGGGGCTACCGGACGGCACCAAGTCCGCGAACTCCGGCGGGTGCTGTACCACGGGGACGGATCTTACGCTCGGGTTTCACCGCATCAACGCCGAGCGCATTCCGATGTTTTCAAACGAGGTTGCCGGCGGAGAAAACACCGTTGGCGATCCGTGGACCTACGGCGGCTTTCTCGGCCGGCCGCGGGGCGACCAACGATAGGAGAACAGCATGAGCGACTGCAACAACAGGCCAAACAAGGACGGCTCCCTGCGCGGAGATACGAAGTCTCTGCCCGACCGTGGCACGGGGACCGGCGTCACCGACAGCTACGGCGCCAGCCTCGACATGGGCGCCACCAACCGCAAGGGCAGGATCGCGGCCGGCTCCGACCCCATGATGGAAGACATGCACGCGCACGAGCAGATGACCGGCAACGGCCATTCCGACCCGACGCACGGCAAGGGTTTCGACGCAGGATCGGATCCGGTCGCAAGCCGGTTCCCCAAAGACCAGAGAGGTTGAAATGGCAAAAGCGCTAGACAAGACAAAGCCGTTTGCGACTGTTCACGGCGACCTCGAGGGCCGGACGTTCCTCCAGGACGACTCTTATTTCCGTGGCGACGGGACGCTCTGGACGGGCCCAACGGAACTCGAGAAGAAGGCGGTTGATGAGGCCGACGCCCAGGCGAAGAGAGAGGCCGCGGCAGCCGCCAAGAAGTAGCCCATGTCCTACGAACCGGTGTCTTACACGGAGCAGGCGTAATGGTGTGGAAAATCGACGACACGCAGGGCGACGAGGCGAGCAAGGTCAAGTACGACGTCGTGCGCTACACGCGCGGCATCGGGCTGGACCTCGGGTGTGGTCCAACCAAGGCGTTCCCCAACGCCATCGGGGTCGACAACAAGAAAGACACCGAGCTGTTCGGAATCGAAATGAAGCCGCAGCTTGTGGTCGAGGACTGTGCCGACCTTTCGAGCTATATCCACCAGGAGAGCTGCGATTTCGTCTTCTCGTCGCATCTGTTGGAACACATAGAGGACGCTGGCGCCGCAGTGGCGCACTGGTGGACTCTACTCAAGGTCGGCGGATACCTGATTCTGTACCTGCCGCACCGCGATCTGTACCCGAACATCGGGCAGCCGGGCGCCAACCCCGACCACAAGCACGATTTCGTGCCCGAGGACGTCGTTGCCATGGTCCCGCTCGGATGGGACCTCGTGATGAAGGAGACGCGCGACCAGGGGCGCGAATACTCGTTCCTGCTGGTGTTCAAGAAGACCAGCCGCGGCGAGGGGGGGAACACGGCGTCCTATCTCGACCCCAAGCCGGCCAAGACGGCGATCGTGGTCAGGCACGGCGGGTACGGCGACCAGCTACAGGCGGCCAGCATCCTCCCGGCGCTCAAACGGCAGGGGTTCCACATCACGATCCTGACCACGCCCAAGGGCAGGAGCGTGCTCGATCACGATCCGCACATCGACGACTGGTTCATGGTCGACGTGGATCAGGTGCCGAATCCCGAGCTGGGACCGTTCTGGGAGGCGCTCTCCAAGCGCTATGACCGCTTCATCAACCTCAACGAGTCGGTCGAGGGCACGTTCCTCGCGCTGCCGGGGCGCATCCAGCACACATGGCCCCATCGCGTCAGGCACCGGCGGATGAACGAGAACTACTCGGAGTTCGCCGCGCTGCTCGCCGACGTGCCGTTCGTCCCCGAGGGAAGGTTCTACGCCACCCCGGAGGAGGAGAAAGAGGCGAAGCGGTTCGTGAGCGCGAAGGAATACTCGGTCATGTGGGTGCTTGCGGGGTCTTCGCCCCACAAGTTCACGCCGCACATGGACGACATCATTCACATGATCCTCGTCGGCCTGCCGGCGGCGCGCGTGTTTCTGGTCGGCGACGAGGCGTGCAAGATTCTCGAGCAGGGATGGGAGGACAACGACCGCGTGACTCGCCTCTCCGGGACCCAGACGATCCGCGAGACGCTCGCGCTATCCCAGGTCATGAACCACGTCGTTGGGCCGGAAACCGGCGTGCTGAACTGCGTCGCCTACGAGCCGATGATCACCAAGACCGTCCTGCTGTCGCACTCCAGCGCGGAGAACCTCACGAAGCACTGGCCGTCGACGATCGCCATCCCTGGAGTCGCACCGTGCTACCCGTGCCATCAGCTTCACTTCACGTCGCAGTATTGCCCGCGCGACGAGAAGACGTACGCGGCGATCTGTCAGGCCAACATCAACCCCCTCGACATCTACAACACGGTCTTCATGGCGTATCAGTCGTGGGACCGTGCGCAAGTGCTGCGCAGGAGCGTCATCAATGACCCTTACTGAATTGATCGCCGCGTTCCGCGATCTGGCGGATGACACCGCGGAGCCCTACCTGTGGTCCGACTCCGTGCTCACACGCTTCGCCAACGAGGCGCAGGAGGAGGCGTGCCGGCGCGGCCGGCTCATCGTGGACAGCACGACGGAGGAGGTTTGTCAGCTCGACGTCACCGGCGGCACCGCCGTCTACCCCGTCGACCCGCGCGTTCTGTTCATCCGCAGGGTGAAGCTCGACTCGATGGACATGCCGATCCGCAAGACGTCCGTCGATGATCTCGACCTGATGTCTCCGGGTTGGGAGGGCGAGCTACCGGGCGTCCCGTTCGTGTGGGCCCCCTACGAGGTCGGCAAGATCCTCCTGTTCCCGCCGCCCGAGGTCGACGACACGATGCGGCTGACGGTCGTGCGCCTTCCTCTCGACGACATGGTCGGCGGCCTGACCCCGGTCGACCCCGAAATCCCGGCGCGCTACCACATGAAGCTCGTCGATTGGATGCTGTTCCGCGCGCTCTCGATGCGGGACAAGGAGGAGCGCCACGACCCGGAGGGCGCCAAAGCGCATTTGCGCATGTTCGAGGAGGAGTTCGGGCAGCGCAGCAACGCGGTCGACGAGACGTGGATCGCGCAGAAGCACGGATTCGACCCGTTTGAAGGGCTTTTCTAGGGGCGCGATTGACGCAGGTATGCGGCGGCCCTCTCCAATAGATCAGGATCGTCGCAGAACAAGCCAAGACCTCGATTGCACACACTGCACAACAGCGCCCTGATGTGCCCATCCTTGTGGCAGTGGTCGACAGCGAGCGCGCGCCGCACTCCGTCCTTGTGGTGAACACGCTCTGGTTTCCCGCAGATCGCACATAGCCCGCGCTGTTTTGTGAAGAGTGCGTCGAACTCGTCTGGAGAAACGCCGAGACGAGAGCGACGGTGGCTGTTCGTGGCGTGACGGTTGGTGTTTTCGCGATTCGCTTTGCGATATGCGGCCGTCTTCACGGAATTGCACTGCTTGCAGCGCCCCTGTAAGCCATCGACTTGATTTGCCGCGGCGAAGAATTCGCTTCTTGGCTTCACAGTTCTGCACTGTCCGCACCACTTCATTTCTGGCGGCGTCTCCGGGCCGCGAGTGAACAGGCTGTTGTGCCCGCGAAGGTACTTCAATGGCTCCCCTTTCTTCCAGCCTAGATCCTTGCGATTGCGGCTGGCAACCGGAGTTTTTCTTCCACAACCGCAATGGCATAACCCATTCAGCACGGCGACCTCCATGTATTGCCAAACGATATTTTATAAGGAGTAAACGTAATGGCCAACACTCTTTTTGACAAGGGCCGCGAGCGGTTCGCGACCAAGGCGCTGGATTGGGTCAACGACACCATCAAGGCGTTCCTCATCGACACCGGCGCCTACACCGCCAACTTCACGACGCACGAGTACCTGTCGGACGTCGCGGGCGCCGCGCGCATCGCCGGCCCGGTAACCCTTGTGTCGAAGACGGCCACGGGGGGCGCGTGCGATGCGGCGGACATCACGTTCTCCGCGGTGTCGGGAACGTCGATCGAGGCAATCATCCTGTACCGGGATACGGGCGCGGAGGGTACGTCGCCGCTCATCGCCTACATCGACACGGCGACCGGCCTCCCGATCACGCCCAACGGCGGCGACATCATCGTGACGTGGGACAATGGCACTAACCGCATCTTTAAGTTGTAAAAGAAGCTGGCGCATGTTAATGTGATGTCTCATAACAGGAGGCATCATGAGCACATGCGAGCAATGCGGAAGCCCGGTAGGACCACAAGGCAAGAGGTTCTGTTCAACAGCTTGTTGGTACAGGTTCACAAAGGAGCGCCGCACGGTTCCTTGCGAGGTGTGCGGCAAACCGTTCGAGAGAACCGTGCGAACGCAACGCACTTGCAGTATTGAGTGCGGCAACAAGCTCAAGCGCGTAGATCGCAACGTGACGTGCAAGACGTGCGGCAAGGAGTTCGAGCGTCCGCACGGCAAGTCCAGGGAGTATTGCTCTAGGGCGTGCGCGCAGACCGGCCGTGTTCGCGCTGGCGAGTTCCGGCGCGAAGAGGGAGACATCCAGCCTTTGAACGGCTACTTGAGAGAAAAGCGCGGAACGAAGTGGGTCATGCAGCACCGCCTTGTGATGGAAGAGACTCTTGGTCGCAAATTGATGCCGTTCGAGCATGTCCACCACAAGAACGGCCAGCGTGACGACAACCGCCCAGAGAATCTTGAGCTGTGGGTTGGTCGCGGCAAATCGAAGAAAGACCCTCCAGGGCAGCGCATGGAAGACCTGATGCGCGAATTCCTTTCCCAACCAGAAGTGACGGATCGCGCCGCGATCGAGGCTGCGTTCCGTCGCGTTTTCAAACTGTGACCGTCATGCAAACAGACTCCCCTGACATCGTCTTCGCGCTCGAGGGCGTGATGGCGAAGTCCCCCTCGCTGCACAAAGTCGTCATCGCCAACGCAATCGCCGCGATCCTCGAGCGCGACAGGGCGATCTACGCGCTCCGGCGAGAACTTGAGGCGGCGAACACCGGCCGCGCGATGACGCCGCAGATGGTCCACTTGTCGGAGGTCATTCGATGAATGCAATGGGTTGCTGGGTGTTCTCCATCCTGGCTCTGCTGCTCGGCGCCGTCCTGGCCGCGGCACTCCATATCGACATCTTGCTGTCGCTACTGTTCAACCCGGTGACGATCGCTCTCGTGGCGCTGGCGGCCGCGGCTGCGTTCTCCGAAGTGACTCGGGGACGGTGAAGTGGGCCTGACCTACACCTTCCGCAGCTCTGATGCTGGGGCGAGCACGCTGGCGAACACCGCCGGGTCGCTGCTGACCGTTCTCGATGCAATCCTCGTCGACGGGTACAACTCAAAGACGGTCACGATCACGCGCAGCGGAACGACGGCGACAGTCAACTGCACGTCGCACGGATTTCGCAACGGGCAGATCCTCGTCGTGTCCGGCGCCAACGAGTCGGACTACAACATCACGGCGCGCTGCACCTACGTCGACGCGAACAACGTCACATATCAGGTCGCTAACAGCCCGACCACTCCGGCCACGGGGACCATCACTGCGAAGGTGGCCCCGCTCGGGTGGACCAAGGCATACACCGGGACGAACAAGACGGCGTACCGGCAGCCGACATCTGGAGCCAACGGGTTTTACTTTCGAGTCGACGACACCGCAGCCGCAGACGCGCAGTTCCGCGGCTACGAAACGATGTCGGACGTCGACACCGGGACCGGCCTGTTCCCAACCGCGTCGCAGATAGCCTTGGGGTCAGGGCCATACCTGCACAAAGCTACCGGAACCACACGTCCATGGAGGGCGTTTTCCGACGGGAAGCTGCTGTATCTGTTCGTGCAGCCGACGGTAACCTCATGGGGGTCGAACAACATCGCGAGCATGATGTTCGGCGACTTCATATCAAACGTATCTGCCGACGTCTACAACACGGTCTGCTGCGGAGCATCAGGAGCCGGGTCAAATGGAGCGGCCAGCGCGAACACGTTTTCGTATGCGGCGAATTACAACAACTCAGGCAACGCCAACAAGCATTACATTGCTCGCCCGTATTCGCAAACAGGAACCGCTGTTGACGGTGTAAAGGGCATGGCAGCGACTTCATG